TCCTAGATCTGGATCGTACTTTTTAAGTTCGGTCTTTAGATCTTCAGCACCCCATTTCTTTAAATACCTCCTACCTGAGCAATTATTCTTTCTATATTCTAATATTGTTTCTGGTGTTACGAAACCGTCCGCTGCTATGTAGTCAAAGACAATCACATTTCTTTCACATCCCATAGCTTCGTAAGCTCCTCTACCTAGAGTTATTACTAGGTCATTCTCGTTTATAAGCTCTTCTATATTACTTACCCTGTTTGACTCACTAATTATTGTTAACTCATAGTCTTTACAAGCCTCTTTCACTATATCGATTACACCATTGTTTCTTTTATTAAGGAATAAGATTTTTTTCAACTCCTTGTTAATAGGTTTGGTTGATTTAAACCTATCAAGATCTATTGGGTTTCTTATCACTGTGCTATCAAACCCTCGACTCTTAAGATTCCCTTGAACCTCTTCTGATACAGACACATAATGGTCTGCGCCTTGTACTGGTTGCTCTAGCCTTGGCAGAACTCCATGTGATGTAAATATTTTTGTTTTTATGTTTATGTTGCCGGCGATGTCGTTCAGCCTATTGTTATGATTACAGATAGCTATATCATACTCCTTATCTGCATCGTACTCTCCTATCTTTAACATTGTATTCCTGCCAGTCAGTATATCCACCTCATGCTCTTTTGATAATTCATCATACATGGCCATTGTCCAAGTCTCAGATCCTGCTATCCTACATAAAGAGTTATTTGTCAATAGTATTTTCATATTCTTACAATTTTAGTTTCGTCAAATCTGTCTCCCCACTCAATTAAGTCTCTGCCGAAGTCAGACTTGTCATGTATAAATTTTCCTTTTCTATTTGCCCACTTCTTTGCCCATCTTGGGAAGTATTTTATGTAATAATCGCAATCATCTTCCCACATCTGTTCAGTGAAAGCCTTTGAATAGTGCTTCACAAATCCAGCTGCTTTCCCGTTACCGCCAACACCCTTAGGTTCTCTTTGTATAAAATTAACTCTAGGTGTTGGCTTAAACAGCATGGTTATATCTCTGAATTCTGGCCCGATATACTTTCTGTTTTTCCATGTTTTATCTTTGTCCTCTCTTGTAGCGTAGTAGTCGAATAGTCTAAGTCTATAATAGTCATGTGTAAAGTCTATACCATCAAAGTCTGCAAACTCATCAGCATCGAAACAGAACACATAGTCCGGGTTAGCCTCTAAGCATTTTTCATACGGCTTCTGTCTGTCTTCTCCTTCTGACACATCTCTAGTGTGAGAGTTGTCTGCCCATGTTTTACCTTCTATTATGTCTTTTACTATCGGATGCTCTTTACATATCTCCACAGTTTTATCAGTAGAACAATCATCATATAAATAAACGTTATTTATTCCTAAACTTTGCAAGTGATCTAGTGTATCTTTGATCACATGCTCTTCATTTCTTATTCTACTTATTGCTACAATTTTTGGCATAATATTATAGTCCTTTAACTATGTTAATTACTTCTTCTAATAGTCTCACTATCCTACTCTTAGCTGTCTCTTGCTCTCGCCCAGTTAACTCTACTGCCTCTGGGTAAACAAGACTTCTGACAAAGTTAATGTCTAGATTGTTTCCTGGGCAACTCTTATTAGCGAAATCTTTGTGAAAAAGAATATTATCTTTCTCAACTCCGTGTTCACTGGCTAACTCTCTTAGCAAGTCTCTTAGCGCGAATATTTGAGCTGGTTGTGGTTTTTCTGTATCGAAATTACCATCAAGAGCTATATGTATACAACGTCCATCGTTCATATCACTTTGATAGCAAGCTGCAGTTTGTTCACCATCTTCCCTGGCTTTCCTAGTCACTCCGTTGTATGCTATCTCATAATTATACCCAAGGTAATAACCAAGAGAGCTTCTAAAATTCCATTGTGCTCTATGATATTCATTGTTTGCTTTAAATTGATCTTTGTTTTTTGTTATTGATACAGCTGTATGATGTATCATTATATATGTTATCATTTTTTTACTTTAAATGTCTTTCTGTCTGAAAATTCTTGTTGCTTTGCGTCATTCCAATTATTAACTGGTCTTAAGTAGCCATTTACTCTACTAAATATTTCGCATGGTTGCCTTTTTATTTGGTTCATAATTGTATTATATGCATTTAGGAACTCTAAAAGTTGTTCGTGAGCATTATTCTTCTTACCATATATTTTATGAAATTCATAATGTGCTTTCCTGCAGAGCGTTATTCCGTTACTAGGTTTGAATCTAAGCTCTGGAAAATCAGCAAAATTATTAATATGGTGAACAATTAATTCTCCTCCACTAACCCCAGTTTTTTGACATACGAAATTATCCCTGCTTAAACATTTTTTCCTCCAAACTTTATATTGGGGACTATTCCTAATTAATTTATTACTATCAGTAGCTCCATCCTTCCAGTTTGGATTATTTTCTCCAAGTCTAGATTCTTTAAGTTTACGTATAAATTCTTTAGTCCTTTTTTTCCCTTTATTAGCATTGCTAATTTTCAGTTTAGATTCTGCTAAATGTTTAAAGCCTTTTCTTCCGTCAGACATGTTTTTAATAGATTCTTTCGAATGTTTTCTCCCTATGTTAGATTGTCTGATCTTTTCTGCGTGCTCTTTAGTCAGTTTTTTGCCTTTGTGAGCTTTACTCATTTTGGCTCGTATTGCTGGTGTCCTTTTATACTTTCCCGCTGGCATAAATCTTGTTATTGAATATAAATTTATTGTTTATTATGTTGATAGGATAAAGATTAAAGCTCCCATCTGGCTTAATGTCCTTAATGAACTTCTTAACTAAATCAATGCTTACTTTCGAATGTGCAGGATAGTGTATATCCGGCAAAATAATAGCTGTTCTAAATTTCATACATCTTTATTTTAATTTTTAATACTTATTTATTCTCCCTTCACGTATTCCTTTATGACATTAACCATAAGTGGAACCATGAATGAAACGATTGCGGCTGTGTTTACGTTATCTATCTGGATGCTACCAATACCTTCTAAAAAGTAAAGTGCTGCGGCACCAGTACCAGCTATCAATGACCCTTTCGCTATCTTTAAGATTGTAGCGCCATCAAAGCTATTCTTTATTTGTGACACATTAGTTAGTGCCATAATGTCTTGTAGACTAATCATATTGTTATTTGTAGAATATCCCGATTATGGATATTGCTGTTGTAAATAAAACTGAAAGAGTTGATCCTATAGCTATTAGTTTAACTTGCCATTTTTCAAGACTAGTAACTCTCCCATTTGTTTTTTTTGTTTGTTCTTCTATGGCTTTATGCCCTTTTTCGTTGTTATCAAATTTAAGATTGATTAGTTCCTTAATTTCTTTGAACATCAATTCAATCACTTCTCTGGTAACAATTTTATTTTCGAGGTTATTGATCGCATCACGTGTTTCCTGTGAAGACGTCTCATGTTTTGGTATTTCTCTTTTCATATATTCTCCACCCATCTTGAATATTTCCATTCTAGCTTCCGGGTCAACTTCGTTTATTTTTTCTTTTAATGTTTTTTGGTTGTCCATACATTTTAACTAAATTTATTACCTTGTGCAGAAATTCTGAAGGTGTCTAGGTCTGTTAAGTCATCCTGGACTACTATTTGTAACTCGTCAGCACCGCTTAATTTTAGTATTGTTCCGTGCTTTTCTTTACCACCAAATGTTATTCTACTACTTGCACCAAAAAATCCAGCTGGTGCTTTATCTGCATAGTCTAAATCATACCCCCACTGTCTAAAATCACCATTAGTTTTAAAGTTAAAGATAGATTTTTGAAAACTATCCACAATCCTAAATATTACACCATTAGAAAGGGCTGGTATTCCTCCGAATTTAGCATCATCCATAGATGTTTGGTCTGTTATTGTCATTATTATTCTTCTAAGTAGTATTGGTGTTGCTCCTGCCTGTACCTTAAAAATACGTGGCGTAGTACTTCCATCAACCGCCATATTGGTATTAATGACTAAACCGATAGAACCAGATGGGAATACAAAGTCTATAGGAGTATCTAGTGTTATTACATCAGTAGCAACATTTGTTACATATGCCCTTAAGCTCCTGTCTGCGGCTATAAGTAGTATTTCATCACCTACTATAATCCCATGTCCAGTTGTTGCAGTAAAATCATATTCTAGTGTAGTGGTTGTACTAGCTGTAGTATCGGCAGCTGTAGTGAATTGGCTTAGACTTTCTGCGAATAACAAGTCTTGCGGCTCTGTGTTGTCATCAATGTCTCTGATATTGACTGAGCCTGGTGTTAAATTAACATCACCAACACTCTTGCTAAATGCCTTAACTGTATATTCTGTATCATCCCCCAAATGCGTCAGTTTTATAGACTTAACTCCGCCACTGACTATATTATCTACTTCTCTGGAGCGTAGAGTCTGCGGATCTCCGAATGTGGATCCATCCATGCTCACTTCGACTTGCAAATCATAATTACCATTATTTTGGATATTAACACTGTTGCCGTATTGAGTCTCTCCGTTATCAGCTAGTGTTGTTAGGTCTCCAGAGATATCAAAAGTAATAGGACTATCTGCTGCTGTAAAGTCACTGTCTTCGTATATTTTGTATATGTTATTTGATGCCATATTTAATCGCTATTTTTTAACTTGAGCTTGACGAACTTGAACTACTGGAACTACTCGAACTTGAACTACTGGAACTGCTGGAACTTGATGAGCTAACTGGATCTTCCTGTTGCCATTCTTCCCAGAATGCTTCGAACTGAACGCAGTTACCATTAGCCCTAGATGTTACCTCGAACATTAGAGTTTGTTCTGGACTTAATATCGTTACATCAAATCTTCTGTCTCCACCAGTTTTATTACCAACTCCCCATCTATTTTCTCTAATAACTGGCCCATCGCTAGTTGTTGTTGAGTTCTCGTATATAGTGTAGGTAGGTTGATAACCTCCTATAAATTGTATATGAGGATTTCTTCCTGCCTGACTAATAAGGTCTCCGTTGTCTGTTACAGTTGGCTCTAGGTATACCTTGTAAGTAGTCTCTGCTGTGCTGAATACTCTAATAATCAAATGCATTTGCGTCGGCCCAACTGGTGTTATCCCAACGAACCTCTTATTCTCGTTTATATCTAGACAGAAAAACTTTTCACTTCTAAATGCACGTCCTGCGTATACTCCAGATAAGTCTTGGTCTACTATAGACAAGCCAGACATATAACCTAGCGGGTCTGATTGATCTGAGTTTTCTATAACTGTAGCTGAGCGATCAGTAGAATCAACAATTTGAGTTTTTTGGTCTCCATTTGTTTGGTTCTCTTCTGTTGCAGGGTTTGTGATATTCCCCAACTCATCTAATATTTGTATTTGTGAACTTGTTCTTGACATTCGATTAAATGCTTAAATCTATTTTTGGCATTGGTACATTTGCTTTTTCATATAAATCTTTTATATATATATGAAGTTTATTCAAGTCTTTCCTTGCCTTCATTATAGCAAACTTTTGAGAAATTATTTTGTCTAGCTCCTTACTTTCTATCTCTTTTTTATCTTTCAAGTCTCCTAACTCTTTACTGCTAGTCTCTCTAAGATCTGTAAGTTTAATTTCAAGTAACCCAAGTGCTTCTTTAAATACTTTATTTTTTTCTTTTTGTTTTTGTTCTATATCTTCAGCTTCCTTTATTTTTTCTAATACTGTAAGAAATATCTTGTCAGCATTGATCTTTTTTAAAAGTAAACCATTAACTTCTTTTCTTGCTTCAGTTACCTCTTTTTCTATGTTGGCAACTATTACAGCCTTTTCATTCTCAAGTGTTTCTTCTTGACTCGCTATCTTGTTAGTGATATCCACCATAGCTCCCTTTAACAAGTCTACCTCTCCTTTTTTGGCGTTGATATCCTTCCTAAGGTTATCTGATGATGCCATGAGTTTTTCGTTGTCTTCCTTTGCTGCCCTCATTATATCACTGACTTTGTTTTTCATCTCGTTTCTAGCAATGATCATGCTAGCCTCAAGTTCTTCTTTCTCTTTTGTGAATGTTGCGTTATAGCTCTTTTTGTTTTCGCCTAACTTAGATATAGACTTTTTTATTTCTTTTTCTTTTTTTTCTAGAGAAACAATTCTATCTTCAGTCTCCGTCTCTCGATTACAAAGTTTATCGCAATCAATCTCGTTCTTTCTGATTTCATCATTTACAACCTCTAGTATGTCTTTTCGTTCTTCTAATGCTAACTCAGCTTCAATAGCATATTTTTTGCTATCTTCAAGTGTTTTGTTGTTGGCCCTGATCTGTTTCTCGATCTTAGATAACTCAACAGTGGCTAAACGAGTAGCATTTCTTATTTGATCTAGTTTCTCCTTTTCTTTAGACTTGCTAATCTTTTTATCAGCATGTCGTTTTATTCTTTTAGCCATATTGTTTTATTATTCAAATAAACCAGCAATAACCGTTATGCTTCCAGCTGAACGAGCTGTAACATTTACAGTTAAGAATGATAAACCGCTTGTATTAACATCGTATGTTATAGCTGCATCTGTTCCTGAAACAGCAAACCCTGTACTACCATCTAAAATGTCTCCATTGTTAATATCAACAGACTCAACATAAGACCAGTGATTTGTTGCTGTTGCTGCTGAATCAAAATTAGGTGCAGATATTGTAATCGCTCCTTGAATTTTTGCTGTTAAATTACCACTACTAGCTGAAGCAAATGATAGCATGATTGTATCATAGTCACGTACATTTATTACAGTCCCAGCACCAGTGCTCTCCTCTGCAGATAATACAACCTCTTCTTGGTATTGTCTATGTGCCATATTTTTTAATTTACAAAGGTAGATCCACCATTCAACATGAAATCAGCGATTTCTCTGTGCATGTTATTTGGATCTTTCCTTTCTCTTAAAGCCCAGTTTTTACGCATGGCGTTTCCAACTAAGTCGTATCTAGTCGTATCCATGCTTATAAGCTTATTAATAACCCATTTTGAACTTCCAATATATTGATTAGATATAGTAAAAAGATTATGTCTTTTTATCGAGTCAAATGGGCTTTTTCTAATTATATCTACTGAACCATCTAGATTCTTTTTAAACGTCAGCAATTTATCATATCGCTTCAATACATCTTTCATATATTATTTCTTTGTTTTCTTTTTAGTCTCCTTTGTTTTTTTTGTGTCTTCTTTTGCAACTTCCTTCTCTTCGATTTCTGCTTCCTTGTCCTCTTCCAAAACCTCAATAGGCTTTACAGCTACTGGTGTAGATACTCCTGTTTTAGAAACACCTAGTCCCCATTGTCTAGCCTTCATAAGAATAAAAGCGCCAAAACCGTCATCTGTAATTTCCATATCTCCTGATGGAATAGTATGCTCTGTGTGATTGTAAGTTATTTGGAACTCACTTCCGTTGTTTATAATTTTCATAATTGTTTGTTGCATGGCTGGCTAGCCATTTAATCAGTTGAACCATGCATATAATACTGTTTAGTTATTATCAGCAGTACTCTTGTATGTAATCACATAATCATCAGCAGCAGCAACTGTTTGTTCTGGTCTAAAAGCACTTCTAGTAACTACAACAGAAGTTGAGTCAATATTTTGTGTTTTAGATGTTCCAGCGTCAACCCAGTTAACTCCTTCGACGTCTGTAACTGCATTCAATTTTGAAGGTAGTCCAAAAGATGCTACGTCAGCTGTAATAGCTACACCTACAGAAGCTGTATCAGAAGCTGCTTCATTAGCAACGTCTGTTAGAGCTATAGATGTGATTGTAGCGAAAATTTGTGTTCCAGCTCCAGTTGCAGCAGCATCATAATCTACTGTTACTGATTCTGTAACCACCTCACCAAATTGGTCAGTTCCGATTACTACGAAAGTTGCTTCCAATGTATCACTGGCAGCATCTGATAGTGTATAAAGTAAGTTTCTTGGATAATCCAAAATTGTTCTTACTAAAGTAGCAGCTGCTACGTCTCCACCTGAAATATCCTCTGCACTTACTACAACTGCAGTTCCAACTTCTGGTTTCAATATAGTATACTGTTGACGTTCCTTGATTTTAGTTGAACTAATACCAACCGCGTCTATATTTCTATCTTTAATCATTTGTTTTATGCTGTTTAATTTTTAGTTGCTCATACTAATAGTTTACCCACATTCAGCTAATGTGATACTGAGCATTAGGGGAGAAGAATTTTACAACTCCTCCCCTAAATATATTAAGACTATTTAATAATATCTCTCAAAGCAGCATTTTTATTTGGAGCCTTGATACATAGATTAGCGTAGTATCTTAATGTTGCGTTCCAAGCAGGAGTTGTTGCACTTCTGTCTAGAATGCTACCGTCTTCTTTCAAAAATGAAATAGGAGCGATATCTTCTACTGAAAGAGTAGAAGGGTCGATGAAGTAAGCTTCATCGTAAGGACAATCGTAGTCAGCTACCATTGGTACTCCGTTAAAGTCTACACCAGTGAAACCACCGTTAAGTTTCATGTTTCCGTTAGTGTATCTTCTATCTGGAGTTAGTAATTGACCGTAAGCTGATTGAACATCCCATGAAGTAAGGATATATTTTGTTTCACCTTTCTTCTGAGCTTGGATCCACACATCGTGTAGTAAAGCGTCAGTAAGTGAACGTTGAGTTGTGTTATCACTAACGTAACTCTTCCACCAAATATAAGTACTTCTTGAAAGACCTTGTAAAGTTGTAACATTTGAAGCGTCATCAATAAGACCCTTAAGTCCCATCATTTCAGCGTCTTTATTAGACTGTGTAGCTGATTGAGCAATGTACATTGCATCGTTGTCAGCAATAGCAGCAACAGAAGCTGTAATTTCAAATGTATCACCGTCTGTAATTGAATCTACAGTAGCGATTGTTGATGCAGTAGCACCAAATCTTAGTACGTTTCCAATTTCGATGTAATCTGTTGGATCTTTACCAATCATTGGATTATCAAGGTCAACAGTTGTTCCAGTTGTTGGATCACCGTTTACCTTAGCAATTTCACCAGTACCAATACCATACCCTTGTCTTGATAGCTGTCTTTGCATATCATTCTTAGCACCATCATATTCTGATTCTAGTACGTTTACTAAAAATTCTTTTGATCTCTTTGAACCTTGTAGAACAACGTCTGTAAGAGATACTTGATGAAAGTTATATTTCATCGGAATGTTAGCTTGAATGAAAGCCTGTTGACCAGCTGTAGGTAGAGTTAATGTCTCTGAACCAGCTGCTGATCCTGTGTTACGACCGTAGTGTACTGTAATCATCTTACCACCACCGCCTGTTGCTGAAGCACCTGCAACGCTTGCAGCTCCTGTGTCATGAGCAACGTTTTTCAAAACATTCATGAATAGAACATTTTTTGTAAAAACTTGTTCATGTACAACAGAGTCATACACGCGCATTGCAGCTCCAGCCATATTTGTTACGGACTGTGCCATATATTTTTTCGTTCTACGAAATCCGTATTTAGTTTAAAGTGCGTAATCTCGTAGTGTATTAATTTAATTGTTCATTAGAACTCATAGCTTCCATAACAGCACTTCGAAGATCTTCAGTGTTTTTAGGAGTTTTACTTTCCGGCTCTCTAGTCGTAGGTGTTCCTCCTGGTGTTTCTACAGTTTGAACTTCTGGCTTTTTAGCCATTCTGTTCTTGATTTCCCAATCAATGATAGTGTCTCTTCCCATTTCATTGAATGCTTCTCTTGGTGAGAGGTGCATTTTACTGTTTTGTTCTTGCCATTCTAGTACTTTTTTATCATCGTACTTAGGCTTTCCATCTTCACCATCCCATTCTTTTTCTAGTGATGAGACCTCTTCTTTGATAGTCTTTGATTGGATTTCCTTTTGGTCTTCCTCTCTCTTTTTCGCATCTCTACGATCAAGTAACTCTTC